ATGATTGCCACAATTCTGTTTACCCCTGTGTTTACCCCTTGGGAATTTGTGGCGATGACGAGATACCCGAAAGCTGGCAAAGGCCATAAGTGGACTGTACGCGAATTGGCGGCGGTCGCGCCTGCTTGGAAGGGCGATACATTAAGCGATGGCGGCGGCTTGTCTGGTGAGGTCCGGCTGACTGCTGACGGCGCGGTAACGATCCGGTTCAAGTACGCCTTTCGCTGGGATGGCAAGGTGTCATGGTATCAGTGTGGAACGTATCCCACTGTTGATATGGCCGAGATTCGCAGTAGACGCGACAAGGCCCGCGATCTGGTGGCCGAGGGTATCAACCCCAACGACCAGAAGAAAGCCGCCAGGATCGAGGCACAGGCCGCTGTCGAGGCTACCATTGCCGAGGCCAAGCGCCAGGAATCGGAGAACAAGACATTTGCCGATCTGTTCGATGCCTGGATTACTGACGGTGTGGCCAGGGATGACGGCAACGCGGAATTGAAGCGTACCTTTGGCCGGGACATTCTGCCTGTCCTGGGGGCAACTCCGATCAGAAACATTACTGATGCCGACCTGCGGGATGCCTTGCGCCGTGTGGGCCGTGAGCGCGGGCGCGGCCGCACTGCCGAGCGCATGTTATCCGAGCTGCGACAAATGTTCCGCTGGGCTGACAAGCGCCAGCCGTGGCGCGGCCTGCTGATCGAGGGCAACCCGGCCGAGCTGGTCGAGCGCAAGCAGGTAGTAGCGGCCGACTATGCGCCTGGTGTGCGCGACCGTACCTTGTCGCCTGATGAGCTGCGGGAGCTGCGCGACATATTCAACCAGACACAGGCCGCCTATGACGCTGCTGCTGACCGTCGCACGGCTGACAGGCCACTACAGAAAACAACCCAGCTTGCTATGTGGATTTGCTTGTCGACCTGCTGCCGTATCGGTGAGCTGCTGATGGCCAGGTGGGAGCATGTCGACCTGACGGCGGGCCGCTGGTTCGTGCCAGGTCCGAACACCAAGACGAAAACGGATTGGATGGTGTACCTATCGCCGTTCGCTGTGAGCCAGTTCGAGGCGCTGCAAGAACTGACGGGGGATAAGCCGTGGTGCTTTCCTGCGCGTGACGTTGACAACCATGTGTGCGTGAAATCGGCGTCAAAGCAGATAGGCGACCGGCAAATGCAATTCAAGGAACGCAAGCCGCTCAAGAATCGACGGCACGACAATAGCCTAGTGTTGGCCAACGGCGAAAACGGGGAATGGACGCCGCACGACCTGAGACGCACCGGGGCCACGATGATGCAAGCGCTGGGGGTAAGTTTGGATATTATCGACCGCTGCCAGAATCATGTATTGGCGGGCAGCAAGGTGCGGCGGCACTACCTACACCATGACTATGCGGACGAAAAGCGGGAAGCGTGGGGGAGGCTGGGGGCGGAGCTAGAGACTATCTTGGGAAATTCCCATGATGAGGCTATTCCGGCCGTATAGCGTCTGGATGGAAATAATCGGACAGATTGAAAAGATACTCAAATCCGGCGTCGTCTTCATACCGGAATAAGTGATCTAACCCTATGCCTGCCTCTTGTTGCCTGATAGCCTCAGCGAACATTGTGGCGCAAAAATCGGCTGAGCTTCCCATCTTGTAAGTCTCAGCAATCATATCGAACAGCATACGTAGGCGTGGCTGATACTTTGGCTCCGCCCTCATTTCATCCGGGTCTATCAGGTGCCTGGATTTCCACCATGCGTCGTGTGCGTGCTGTTCTTCGGGCGTTTTGTATGGCTGGTGGTCAAGACGGGAAATTTTTCCTCCTAGTGTGCCATCGTCATACATAGCCATAATGCCGCCAAGCTGAAGGACGTTCTTCCCTTCAACCAAGACTGGGCGTAGCGCCTGTGCCAGGACGTTTTCAAGCGCCTGACTGATCGAGGTGCGCTGCTCACGCGCCAGCAAATCCAGTGCTTCGCGGTACATCGGGCGCAGCATTACAGACAATCGCGTCATCTTTTCGCCCGGTGCGCGGGGTGGGCGTCCCCCTTTGTTTTTCGTGGCCATTGCGGCGTTCCTCCAGATTTATCGTGATTGTTGCACACGGATGCTTTTCTGTGTAGCATTGCATCTGTACGTTTAGTGTTCATAAACATACGAAACATAGATAACCAGTATGGAGGCCTTAATGGCACAGCAAGAAACGACTCAGCAACCCATCCCGGACGACATGATCTATGACGATCTGCCGACCCTGAGTAGCTACACAAACATGGGCCGCACGGCAACCTATGCGGCAATCAAGAACTTAGGCTTTCCCGAGCCTTATCAACTTGGGGCACGCCTCGTTCGCTGGAAGCGCTCCGAGGTAAAGGAGTGGCTCGAAAACCGGCCGCGTGGCACACGCCTGACAGCGGCCGACAAAGCACGTCAGAAAGAGGCCGCGTAATGAGCGCCCAAAAGGAAAGCCCCGTCGAGTGCGCTAACACTCACGGGGCCGAAATCGCAGTGTCCCCATCAAAAGGAAACTACACCATGAATGATACAGCCTTTCAGGTCGGCCGCAAACGTGCGGCTGACTGGTTCGCACAAAACGGCTACAGCCTGTGCGTGTTCCGCGATCTGCGCCGCGCTGAATTTGCGCTGCAATCACAAGACACAGCCCCCGAGACCCGCCAGTCGTTTGATGATGGCTTTGCTGCCGGGCTGGCTGACTTTATCGCGGGGGTGCGTCATGGATAAGCATTTGCAAGAGTGCCTGGAGCACATTGCCAAGCCTATTGAGCGCGCCGTCATGGATGGGCGTGTTTCCGGCGCACCGTTCGTAGACTTTACCAATCAAGCATCAATGGTTTTTTCAGGTGTCGAAACGATAGTAGAGCTACTGCAAATAGACACATTGCGGGAGGGTTACGAGGAAGAGGAGCATAGGCGCTTATCAGCCCGCCAGAAAGGTGCTTTGTTGGAACTGATTCGGTCTGTATCCAGGACTATGACATTCCGAGTATCTGACATTGCCGACTGGGCCGATCAGCGCATGAAAGAGAAGGGGATGGCGCAATGAGCAATGCAATGGAGAAACACGAAAAGTTCATTCTTGATGACGTGCTGCCGTCCATCTTTGCGCACTCTGCCAAGGTGGAATGTGGGTCGGTTGAAACCGCTTTGGCCGTGTTCATGGCGCTGGGAACGATTCTGCAAGAACAGGGCGTGAGCGCTGATACTTTGCTGGCGGCGATTCGGTGCAGCGCACTATCTACGCACGATGCACCGGAGGGCTTGCAATGATGAGGAAACAGGACGTCATCGCGTCGATCCTACGGGAACGCAGCCTGAACACATTCGAGGCGATTCAAGAGGGCGATACCTGCCTACATTCGACTGTCGCAACCCTGCGCGGCCTGGGCTACGTCATTACCGACCGCTGGGAGGACGTGGAAACACGGTTTGGCCGGACAGTGCGGGTCAAGCGGTATCGGCTGCTGCGTGGACCGGAGGCGCGTGCGTAATGGCGGGCAGGGGTCGATATAAGGTCGATAGGCGGGACGCTGGAAGCTTTATCCAGCTACCGCTTGCCGTGCTTAATTCGGCTGCCTATCTGCGCCTGTCAGCGTCGGCAAAGGTGCTGCTGATTGATGTGGTCTCGCAATACAAGGGCGACAACAACGGCAAGCTACTGACCGGCTGGCGGATCATGAGTGAGGATCGGGGGTGGACATCGAGGACAACATTGTTCAAAGCCAAAACCGAATTGCTCGACTCTGGTCTGCTGTTCGAGACACGCAAGGGCGCCAGGCCCAATAAGTCGTCATGGTGTGCGGCGACTTGGTGGGCACTGGACTGGACCCCCGACATGGACATCAAGGAACAGTCGTTTCCGCGTGGACAGTATCGGGATAGGCAGCCAGTGAAAATTAACCCGCTTAGTCCAGAAACTGGACAAGCAAGAGCCGCATAGGTCCAGAAAATGGACAAGGAAACACGCTGTCTTGTCCAGAAACTGGACCTATCTGCACCCTTTTTACCCCTTTTCCTTGTCCAGAATATGGACACCTATCTAGATATGCCATCTATACAGGGAATCTATGGGGTTAAGGCAGTCATCAGTAAAGCAGTGCAAGCGGTGCGGCGGCATCTGAACATTGGAGGCAGGTATGGGGGCATGGGTATACAGGGTATGGGCATGGTGGTGCGTGGTGTTGCGCGTGTTCGTCTGCTGATGAGGTGCTGTCCTGGGTGGCGACCACACCAAAGTTATCGGATGCTGGCTCGACCGCTCAGGAATGGTCCCAATGCCCCCGATTCGGCCAAAGGGGAAGCAGCGCGGGGGTTACTGTGCAATTTTCGTTTTCAAGGTGAGTCATGAGTGGTAAGCAGGTAATCGACTTCATTGAGTCGCTGAAAGTCCCCGAGGGTCCGCGTGCCGGCAAGCAGGTGAAGCTGGCTCCTTTTCAAAAGCAGTTCATTCGCGGGGCCATGGCTCCAAAGGTGTTGATGGGCGTCTTGTCTGTTGGCCGGGGTAATGGCAAATCAACTTTGACCGCTGGCATTGCCCTGGGGTCCTTGCTGGGTGTTTGGGATGACCAGCCCCGGCGTGAAATCCTGGTGGCTGCCAGGACACGCGATCAGGCACAGATTGTTTTCCAGTACGTGGCGGGTTTGACTACCGGCCTGCCTGAGGAACAACAGGAACAACTCACGTTCCGGCGTGGCCAGCGTCTGGAAATCGAGTACGGCGACGGCCACATCTTGCGCTGTATTTCTGCTGACCCGAAAAACGCGCTTGGCACGTCTCCGACATTGGCCGTCATGGATGAGCGCGGCCATTGGCCTGACGACAAGGGCGATGCACTGGAAGCGGCGCTGTTGTCCGGTCTGGGTAAGCGTGGCGGCAAGTGCCTGATGATATCCACGTCGGCCGCGAATGACTCACATTCATTTTCTCAGTGGCTGGATAACCCGCCTGCCGGGTGCTACGTACAGGAACACAGGCCAGCGCCTGGAATACCTGCCGACGATGTGGCATCCATCATCGAGGCGAACCCTGGGGCCAAGCATGGCATTGGGTCAAGCATTGCCTGGTTGGTGGCACAGGCTCAACGCTCGATTGCCAGGGGCGGCTCTGCGCTGTCTACATTCCGGCTGTACAACCGCAATGAGCGGGTTTCTGGTGAGCGGCGCGACATGCTGCTGTCAGTCGATGAATGGCTGGACTGCGAAGTCTCCGAGCTGCCCCCGCGTGAGGGTGCTTGTATTGTCGGCATTGACCTGGGCGGCTCTGCCTCCATGTCGGCCGCCGTTTTCTACTGGCCCAATACGCACAGGCTGGAAGCTATCGGCGCGTTTCCCTGCAATCCGGGTCTGGCTGATCGGGGCGTGCGTGACGGCGTGCGAGACCGCTACGTCGAAATGCAAGACCGGGGCGAATTGCTGACGATGGGTGACAAGGTGGTTCCGGCCGGGCAGTTCCTGCAAGCGATCATGACTCATCTGGATGGCGCGGCGGCGGCTTGCTTTACCGCTGACCGATACCGCCAGGCGGAATTTATCGACGCCATGAATGCGGCCAGCGTGCGGGTGCCGGTGGTGTGGCGGGGGATGGGCTGGCGCGATGGGGCCGAGGATGTCGAGCGGTTCCGTAAATCCATCTTTGACGGTGAGGTCCAGTCATTGCCGTCGCTGCTGCTGCGCTCTGCGTTTTCCGATGCCGTGACGATTCAGGACGTGTCGGGCAATTCCAAGTTGGCCAAGGCTCGAAGTGCTGGGCGCATTGATGCGGCGGCGGCTGCCATTTTGGCGGTGGCGGAAGGGGCCAGGCGCAAGGCAAGGCCCATTGCTCAGTCGAAGGTGCCGCAATGGGCCTGAGACGGTACGACCGGGCTGGCGCGGCAATCTATCGTGATGCACGGTGGGCCGTGGTGCGCCTGGAGGCCAAGCGGCGCGACGGCTGGAAGTGTGTTCAATGCGAATCACGCTACCGGCTGGAGGTCGATCATATCAAGCCAGTGCGCGACCGGCCGGACCTTGCTTTCACGCTTGAGAATCTGCAAACCCTGTGCGGTCCCTGCCATGGCAAGAAAACCCGTATCGAGGTCGGCATGGGCGAACCGAACCCAAAACGCGACAAATGGTTGGCGCTATTGACAAAGAGCTAGTAATAGTTTTTAACTATTGTTAGAATAGCTTCCATAGATATCTACAATAGGAACCCGACATGTTGCAATCCGCCAAAATTCAATCCCGCCAGTCCGAAATACGCGAGTCCATCGCCACACTCTCGGGCAAGGCTGATCCGTCTGCTGACGAAATCCGGCAAATGGATGATCTGTCTACCGAGTACCGATCCAACGAAACCCGCTACCGCGCTGCCCTGGTGGCCGAGGATACCGAACGACGCGATGCGGGCAAGGACCTGGAAACGCGCCAGGACAAGCAGTGGTCCGATCTGGTGTCTGGCTTTGAGCTGCGCCAGGTAGCGCTTTATCTGGACGAAGGCAAAGCGCTGGACGGGCGCACGGCTGAGGTGGTGCAAGAGATGCGCTCGACCGGCGGCTATCGCGGCGTACCGATCCCTCTTGAGGCTCTGGAGGTACGAGCGGGCGAAACGATTGCTTCGGGTATCCCTGACCCGGTGAGTACCCAGCCCATCATTGACCGCCTGTTTCCTGCCAGCGTGGCCGGTGCGATGGGCGGGCGTCTGGTGAATATCCCGGCCGGGTCTGTCGAGTATCCGATTACGACCGATGGCGCGACCGCTGCCTGGGCTGCAAGCGAGACCGGCAATGTCGGTGATACGAGCGCCTACGCAACCGCACAGCGCACGCTTTCCCCTGAGCAAACCCTGGGCGTGCAAATGAAGATCACGCGCAAGTCCATGAAACAGGCTGGGGGTATCGAGGCAGCCATCAGGCGCGACATGCAAGCGGCCATTCAAACTGAGATGGATCGTGCTGTATTCCTGGGTACAGGTGCAACGGGTCAACCCAGCGGCATCATTACCGGCGCTTCGGGTTACGGCATTGTCGAAAACTCCACTGCTGGGGTGGCGACCTGGGCGAAGTTCCGGGCCGAGATTGTCGAGTTCCTGAAAAACAATACTGCCAACGGCCCCGGCGATGTGCGGGTGATGATCCGGCCCGAAGTGTGGGATTACATGGACGGCGCGATCTTCGATGCAGGGTCCGGTATCACGGAATGGGACCGCTTCGCAGCCCGCGTGCAATCGGCCATCATGACCAGCAATGCGCTGGCAGCCCCGGCGACTGATGTATCTAAAGCGCTGCTGACTACCACGGTCGGCGGTGATCCGTTCTTTATCGGGATCTGGGGTGGCGTGGATCTGATCCGCGATCCGTACTCCGATGCTCAGTCCGGTGGCTTGCGCTTGACCGGCCTGGTGACCATGGATGTGACGGCGGGGCGCTCTACGCAATTGCGAGTGCTCACGGCGGTAGGCAGCGCGGACGGCGAATAAGATGCTGTTCGCGCCTATCCCTGCTGCGCTGACGCTTCGGGCCGAGGGTGATGGTTCGCGGGTGATATCGGGATCATTCCCGTACAACTCGCTGGCCACACTTTCGGATGGCGGGCGAAACGGTGGGCGACCGCGCAAGGAACGATTCAAGTCCCGCGCATTCGCCTACCGGGTCGACAAGCCCGACGAGGAAATCCATTTGCTGTTTGGCCACGACTTCGACAAGCCGATGGCCTCCAAGCTTTCCAAGACACTGAGCCTGACCGATTCGGCGGCGGCACTGAGCTTTGAGGCGCGGATAACCCCCGAGGTAGCGGAAACGAGCTATGTCCGGGACGCGCTGGCGCTCATTGCGGCCGGTCTGGCTGTGGGCCTGTCGCCAGGCTTTCGGATACCGCCTCAGCGTACCGTGCCGGATGCGGAAACGGTCGAGGATGAAGACCCGAGCTTGGGCGATGCGATTATTCGCACGATCAATGCCGCCTTGCTTTATGAGCTGTCCATTGTGACCCGTCCAGCCTATCAGGACAGTGAGGTCGAGGCCCGGTCCTGGAATCGGATTCCAATGGGGGTGATGCTGCCCCGGAGGCTGTTGTATTGATGGCCCGCATGATTGAACGCCTGATGAAGCTTGAGGTGGTCATCGAGCGAAGGGACATGGAGGTCGATGAGTGGGGCGGTACGGAAATCATTACCTACGTTCCCCTGCTGACGACCAAGGCGGCATTTGCGAAAGACAGCACGATGGAAAAGGTTGAGCGGATTCCTGGGCTGCTTGGTGAGAATGGGCTGGAGTACACGGACCATTTGCATGTTGCCTATATTCCGTACTCCGATATTCCGCAAGATTACCCAAACCGCACTCACATGCTGCGGCATGGCGATCTGCGCTATCTCATCGTGGGCGTGCTGAACCTGGGCGCATTGAACAAATGGACTCAGCTGGTGTTGGATAAGGGGAGGCCTGTCGAATGATCCTACTCAAGCAAATAGAAACCCCGCCAGCGGCTTACAAGGCTGTCACAGGGCTGTCTACGGCGGCGGCTGCGCTCGATGCTGGTGTGGTCTGGCAGCGCATTGAAAATTGGATAGCCTACCGCTGGCCGATGCGTACTGTGGTCTGGATGGTCGAGGGTAGCGGCCTATTCGTTCCCCCGCTGGCCGACTGGAGTATCGACACCATCGAGAAAGCGGGTAAGACATGGGAAGAGGCCGATCTGGGCTACAGCGTGACAGGTATCTGGCTGGAAGGCGCAACGTACCGGGTGAGGGCGCAAGTTGGTTCTGATGATGATTTACCTGCCGCTGTGGCTGAGGCATACCGCCGTCTGGCTGAGTACATGGCCGAGGTGGATTGTATGCCAGCCGGTGTCACGCGGGTTACTGAAACCGTGGGGCAGCTCAGTAGCTCAATGAGCAGGGCGGCCACGTCCAAGGCGCAAGCCCTGCAAATGTCGGGCGCGGCTGATCTGCTGCGACCCTGGAGGACGGCACCATGAAACTATTTGACTGGTTCCGGCGCGACCGCGAGGAAAAGCGCTCACAGTCCTATACCACGATGCTGATGGATGCGCGAGCCGATATGCTGGCCAGGGGCGACGTGTCCGAGCTGTCGGCAACGGTGCAAGGCTGCCTGTCACTATGGGAGCAAGGGCTGTCGATTGCTCAGTCCAATAACCCGCTCTTAACCCCGTCCATGCTGGCACTGACGGCCCGGTCTCTGGGGCTTCGCGGTGAGTCGGTCTGGGTGATTGACGATGACCGCCTGGTCCCCGTCGATCTATTTGATATCACGACACGCGGGTCTGTGCCCCGAGCCTACCGGGTGACAATTCCCGATGTGGGCGGCGGTACCAGCACGACGGTACTGGCTGATGAGGTCCTGCACTTTCGTATCGGCTGCAACCCGTCAAGCCCATGGCGTGGCACGCCGCCATTGCGACGGGCTGCTGTGACCGCTGGCATTCTCCATGCGATCGAGGACACGCTATCTGAGGTTTTCGCCAATGCGCCTATCGGCTCTCAGATTGTCTCCATGCCTGAGACTTCGCCAGGCGATAACGACAAGCTGGCGGCAAGTTTCCGGGGCAAGCGCGGCCGGGTGCTGCTGCGTGAGTCGACAAACGTACAGGCGGCTGGTGGTCCGGCTCCGGCAACTGATTGGAAGCCGTCTGACCTAACCCCGAACCTGCGCGACTCCATGCTGATCGACACGCTCAAAGAGGCCAGGAGCGCGATCCTAAATGCATTCGGTGTACTGCCTGCCCTGGTAAACAGCCAGGCTACCGGGCCGCTGGTGCGTGAGGCACAGCGCCATCTGGCACAGTGGACGCTCACGCCGATTGCGGTGGCCATGGCTGCCGAGTGTACGGCCAAGCTACAAGACACGGCCATTGATGTGTCGGCACCGCTTCATGCCTTTGATGCAGGCGGGCGGGCCAGGGCAATGACCGGCGTTATTGCCGCGCTGGGCATGGCCAAGGAATCAGGGCTTACTGATGAACAGGTGGCGGCGGCGATGAATTTCGCGGGCGTGCCACACGAATAGTTTCACCCCGGCTGCTAGGGTGTGCTGGTCTGTTCGGGTGTCCAGACAAGCACAAGGAGCAGACGCGACTTGCCTGATGTTGCGGTAAAAACAATCGGCCACGGCCGGGGTCCCTACCTCCTTTGGGATGCCCGGCCATCTTCTTTACTGCGAAACTTTCGTAGTATCGAGGTGCATCTGGAAGTCTTTCCAGATAGGCTCAAAAGTGAGCGTATTCCCGTTTACCCCTCTGTTTACCCCTGAAGGGTACAGACGTGAAAAAGGGCTAGAGCATTTCTGCGCTAACCCTTTGAATTCTTTGGCGGAGCGGACGGGACTCGAACCCGCGACCCCCGGCGTGACAGGCCGGTATTCTAACCAACTGAACTACCGCTCCGCAGCGGTGTACTGCTTGCCAGAAAGTACTGGCGTCCCCTAGGGGATTCGAACCCCTGTACCCACCGTGAAAGGGTGGTGTCCTAGGCCTCTAGACGAAGGGGACACAAGGACAAACAAGCTGCAAATTTTAGCACGAAGCGTATGCTGCTTTTGGCGGCTACTGCTGTTGCTTTTGGCTAAAGCGCCGGGCGTTTTGGCCCAAACTACTGCTTGATGTTTACTGCCTTCTTTGTAGGAACTGGTGGAGGTAAGCGGGATCGAACCGCTGACCTCTTGCATGCCATGCAAGCGCTCTCCCAGCTGAGCTATACCCCCGTGTTGCGGTGCCTAGCAAAGAAGCGAAATTATGCACCAAAATTTTTTTTTGTGCAAGTCGAAAGCAAAAAAGTGTGTTGGTGCAACGTGAGAATGCCCGGTCTATGCTGAGGTCGGGTTCAATGATGCAGATAACATCTTGAAGGCGGGCTTTCGGGCGGCGCGACCGTTTGGAAACCTTCGGCCCACTTAAATGATAATACCCAGCCGGCTCTCTCATGTTTTTGTAACATATGTTTTCCAGGCGAGTATAATAGAAAGTTGAGCCGATCTCTCAGGCCAGATCTTCGGGGCCGCACTCGATCGGCAGCCGCCATGCAGCAGGGCGGCTTCACAGCAGCAGTCCCTACTTTGGATGGACGGCCTATGGTTGAAGAGTGGCAGCGTCATCGAGATAAGCTCCCGCACCTTGATCGCATTTCCGCCTGGACGCCGGCCATGTACGAAAGTCTGGCCGAGCAAGCCGCCGTGGGCATGTATCTGGTGCAAGACGATCGTTTCATTTATGTCAATAACTGCCTGGCCCGCATGCTGGGCTATCAGCGCGACCAGTTGTTGGGGCTTTCACTTTTCGACGTCGTGCCGCACGACGAACGCCAGCGGGTCGCGGTCAAGCTGCGCCAGGCGCTCGTGCGGGAACAAGACATCCGCTACGAGCGCAAGGCACGCTGCCAAGACGGCTCGCTCATCGATGTCGAGATCCTTGGCTCGCGCATCGAGTCCGACGGAAAGCAATTGATTGCGGGGTGA